TCAACCTTATGACCAAATTGAAGACCGCCAGAACCAGTTGTTATGTCAATTGACCCTGCCGTCCCCCCACTCAAAGAAGCTGTACTATTCAAATTAAGCGTAGTAATATCAGCACTCAAGAAATAATGCGAGCTATCCCCTAGTGTATAGGTAGCTGTAGCAGAGGGGGTGATGGTTTGGGAAGTTAGGGTGCCGGTTAGAGTACCGCCTGAGAGGGGCAGATATGAACCGCTTCTGCTTCCGGGGGCATTTGCGAAGGGTAATAATGACATCTAAGATCCCAGCCAAGTTACGGTTGCGCCTGTCGTAGAAGCTACCACATATAAATCACTTGTATTAGCTACAGCAGCAGATAGGGCAGCTCCGGGTTGCAGTTCAGCACCTGTAGTAGTTGTAACGCCACTAGGACCGATAAATACTGAGATAGTATTCGTAGATAGTCCGGTGACAATAACCCCATTAACTAACGCTCCTGAGGATAATGCGGCGGCTGTTCCGGTGACGGCTTGCTGCCCGGCGACTACGGTAGCGGGAAGAGTAGCACCTCCGCTTGATATTTCAACGATAAGCGCCCCAGTCGCAGGATCAACTCCAACCGGAATTTCGGTTTTTCCATCGAGCACACTTAAACCGTTTAAGAGCGGTTGTCTGTTCGGTCCGATTGGTTGATACCCGGCTGGCCATGCCATAATAAAAAAGAGCCTCCTTCAGGCTCGATACCTCTCTTAATTATACACGGATAATGCCCAGTTTCAAATTGAGAGCTTTTTCCTGCTGGTTGAGGTCAATTTCGCGCTTAATAAGATTATTCTCTTTGGCGATAAGCGTCTTTTCCCTCTTGGACAGATCATCTTTAACGATCTGCTGGTCGCGGATAATCAGTTTAAGGTTGTCGGTTTCCTGACTAGTTTGGTCTCCAACGGACTTCAGCTTGGCTTTCATCCTTACCAGATTCTCTTTATAGGTGTCATTAAGGGCTTCTAGTTTGCTCTGTAAACCCTTAATTTCGGCATCGATTGGGGTTTTTTGTTGCCTTAATCCGGTCAATTCCTCTAATATGGTTATTTTTTCTCGGTGGGCTTTGTCTGCAGCCTCCTTCAATTCGCCTAGAGTCTCGTTCCATTCGCCTATTACAGTATTTACGATAATTTCCTGCTCGGCGAGATAGGCTTGCTGATCTTTGAGGTCTTTATAAACCGCGTCGCGCTGTTTTTTTAGATTGTCAAGGACGTTTCGGGAGAGCGAGGTATCCTTCTCGGATTTTAAGCAATTCTTTTTATATCGTTCGTCAAGTTGACTAATTTTCAGTTTGATATCACCCAACTCCGACTGAGCCGACATTAACTCCCTATCCAGAGAGGCGATTTTGACCTCTAAGCCCTCTATATTCTGCTGTTTGAACTCTATCGATTTGTCTAAATTCTTGAGGTGGTTTAGTCTTTCTTTGTCGTCTAATAGCCGTTCTTTTTCAGCGACCGCAGCTTCGCGCTGTTCAAGCGACCGAAGTCTTTGCTTTTCCTGCAGGCTTTTCAGCTGTGTTTGGAGTGTCATTGTCTAGTCCTAAGTCTTTAGTTGCCTGTTGGCGCTGGTCATTTTCTGAGTTAATCTGGTCATTATAGGCTGAAACGAAGTCTCTTTTACCCTGGAATATCAGGCGGATATATTTATACTGTGTCTGGGGGTCGGATACCGCTTCCATAGCCCCGAGTAGGTCTTGGACGTTCTCGTCATCCATCCCTTTTCTCTGAGCTTCTTTAATAGCCACTCCGCGCTTGCGCAGGACGATTTGGTCTATCGAAGCTTTAATCATGTGGTTGGCTTCATAAGCCGGGCACAGACGGGTCTGCTGGGGCTGCAGGGTGATTGTTTCGGGGTCTTTAAGATAGTAGAGTTCTTTAGTTACGGCTGAAGGCTGATTAATTAAGACATTCTCTGGGCGCTGGATTAGATAAGATATTGGCCGATCGTCGACGTTCATAACGACCACGAAGTCCTCTGGCTTGTAAAACTCGTAGCATCTTTCAAACAGGGTTTTATCGTTCGCGTTAGACTGGTCGTAAAAATTATCAGCCATTCTTTTTCTTTCCAGGCACTATCTCAGCCTCCGGGGGTTCCGGCTTAAATTCATTAACTAGCTTATCTAAGGTTCTAAAATCACCGCGACAGCGTTCCAGTTCGGTATTGATTTCAACCGACTGATTATAAAGAGTATTGCAGCGCTGTTCGGCCTCCTGACGGAGTGTGATTAACTGGGCTTTTTCCATTAAGCCTAATTATATCACATTCTAAAAAGTCAAGATTAAGATGTAGCGAATGAAGTGGCTAGTGTGCCAGAGCCGAAGTTCTGAGCCGTAACTTGCCAGCTAGTAACCGATAGACAAGTAAAGGTGACGATTGTACCGACTAGGCCGCCAGTGGTAGTTCCGTTACAGTTAAAGGAAATATGCGACGTTCCGTTGCCCTGGAAGATGCTTGATGCACCCCCAACGGTAGCGATAATGTCCGTACCCTGTAGGTAAACTGAACCGGTGTTGGTAATCCATTTAAGGGTGTTTGAACCCGTAGCTGAAGTCTGGACAACGAAGTCATACGACATACCAACAACAGGCGCTGGAAGAGTTATTGTTATAGCGGCGCTTTGGTTTAGGGTAAACACGCTATTTGATTGAGCAGGGGTGGGCGTGAAAGTCGTGCCAGCAGCAGGCAGCGCAACTACGGGGTATAAGGAACTCTCTGAACCCGAAACTGTTAGATTTCCTGTGACCGCAAGACCTGAAGCGGCGGTCGTGGTGCCGTTAAAAGTAGCGGTGCCGTTGACAGTTAAGGGTTCGTTAACCCCTAGAATCAGGTTTTGCCCGTAGCGGACTGCCGCGTTATATTTGCCGAAGTCTTGAGTGTGGGCCATATAAGCTCCTAAATTATGTGTAGATTAACGTATGCTAAGCCGTTGGCTGCGGCGGTAATGAATGTACCGAGTTCCTCAGTGGTTGTGCCGGATGACTTGTTGATCACAAATCCTGCTGTGCCGGAAGCGTCTTGACCGACTGGATAACCCAGTGTGCCGGAGGTAGCTGAGACAGTAGCTGGACCAGATGTTTGAACCCAGCCATAAGAACCGGGGCCAACTGTTGCCGAGGCGGCGGCTGTGGCGGCGGTTGAAGTAGTTTGAGAAACTCCAACTGCCTTATTTTCGGTTAAGCTAGGGATGACAAAGCTAAACGGGTTAATTCTGAGGCTTGCCGTATCGGTGCCTGGAACCAAAGTAGTAGCGTTCAGTGGAATCGGGTCTTGTAGTAACAGGGTAATGTAACCGCTGCCTGCGGCTGCGGTATTGCCCATAATTTTCAGGTTATAGACGCCTGCTCCGCTTCCGCCTATGTTCAGTACTAGATAGCCTTCTTTAAACTCGTCTTGCCATACGGCCGTTGCGCCGTTGGTTATAACTAAGCTCGTCGAGCCAGCTTTTAGATTAGCTGCAGACTGTCCGCCAGTTCCAGAAGCAGTAATAGCTAGTGCGGTTGAGGCAGCTGGTGCTACGGGAGCAATCATTAGTAAGCCGGGGTTGAAAGTGGTGGTACCGCTTACGTAGCCATAGCCGACGTAGCGAAATCCTCGCCCATCTCCGGTTACTCCTACCGCGCCAAGGCTCTCGCCTTGAGTAGTAGTCGTGTTGTTAAGATCTTCGCTGGTTAGAAATCGTGGTCCGTCTTGCATTATATGCTCCTTAGTTTCCTGTTATTCCTGTTAACTTGCCGTTTCTTCGAGGCTGCTTGTTAATCAAATTGCCTAGTAAAATAACTTCTCCGACTTGGCCTAATTGGTTTAGGGCGCTCATCATGTCTCGGAACTGGAAAGCTGAAGGGAACGGTACGTCCTCGTAGAAACCTTCCATACTCTCGACTGTCGATGAGATGTCGCGAAGTTCATTGTAGCGCTGGACGTGGAAGGCGAGATATTTCTCGTTAATCCAGAAGTAGGTTTGTGCGGTGGCTTTGTCGTCGGCGACTACTGGTCGGCCGCGGAATGAAAAACTTATGAATCCGCCGGATGCTGAAAGTTCAGTTGATCCTTCGGGAACGCTTGTGCCGTTCGGGGTCTTACCGTCTACTCGGTTGTAGCCGCGGATCTCGCGGGCTTCATAGCGGGCTTGAAGGGTAGGCATAGTTAGCTGTTCGAGGAATGTCCAGATGTTCTTAGGACAAAGACCCATGGTCGGGCTTTCAGAAGTCGAGGAAGCGGCCGAAGAGTTGTCAAATTCGGAACCCAGGTAATCCAGTGTCATCGTGCCGTTAGATACAGCCGTCGTGTCCGATACTAAGAAGGGGTAACTGGCGCGGACTAATCCGCCATAATTCGGGACAATCGAACCGGAGTCGATAGCGTTGCCCAGCCCGTCGAATGATTTGCCTAGTCCGAAACCGTAGAGAGCGTTTCCGATATTGTCAGCCATGGAGATTTTCGCTTCGTCAGCTTTGGCAGTATAAAGTTTGATGACTTGCGACTGTTCGTTGCCGTTAACCGCAGCTTCGATGCCGGGGATAACGATTGACTGGTATTGACCCGTGATATAGAAGGTCATTTGGCGGGTGTTGTTAGTGGCGCCCATCGAGAACGAATCCATGCCATTGAAGGCTCCGCCGGTATTACTGAACGCCGTTTGGACAGGTACGTTATAAGTGACGCCTTCCCAGTCCTGGTAGTTAGATAATACTCTTGAAGTAAAGACGTTCGAGTTTGAAGCGCCGTCGATTAATACTGGAAGAATGTACTGATATGTGATATCCGTTAGCCGATCATTGAAAACTTGTCCTGCCATAATAAAATCCTTATTTTAGATATAAAAAAAAGAGCCCTGACGGCTCTATACCTGTAACATTACTAAATATACAGGCAGTCTAATTAACTGTCAATAGACTTTATAAACTAGCTGGGCTGATATTTTCAACCTTTGGCGCAGTCTTTACTTGGACACGATAGTCGGTGACTTTAGCTTTACTTTTATTGGCGACCTTTTCGTTGACTAGCTTTTCTAAGTCCTCTTCTTTGACGTGGGCTACTTGTTTATGGACTTCCAGCCTGTCGAATAGTTTATGAACCATTTGATAAGACGCCTCGAAATTATCAGGCAATGTGGCACTCAGCGCCTCTTTAGTCAGGGCTTCGCCCTCTTCTTTAGTGAACACGCCGACTTCCGTTAACGCGGCGAAAAACAATAGTATCAAATTATTCATCCGTTTCCTTCCTTTAAAATCTTAATATCGGTTTCAAACTGTTTGAGGGTCTTATAAAACGCCTTGCGGATGTCGGTTAATAGTTGATCGGGGCTGACTTCGACCAAGGGGACGTTTTCGTATTTGCCAAACTCGGTCTTAACCTCATCGACAGTATCGAATAGGCGCAAGCGAATGACTACGTTGTTGTCTGGCGTGACGCTCATATTCTCCCCATTTTAAATAATCGGTTAATATCGTTCATGCTCATGCCGGGCTGGGCTTTAGGACGCGTGGCGGCTGGTTCGGCACTAGCCGGCGCGCCTATTTTTTTAGCCACTTCTTCCCGTTCGGCGTTGTTAACTTTAGGTTCTTTGGGTTCTTCTTTGGGCGTTTCAGACTTAGTCCGATTCTTATTAGCGTAATAACGATAGGCGGCGTCTTCATAACTAATTCGGTAAGTCCGCGACGTACCTAAGAACTTTCGGGCATAGGCGTCATTGGTTTTCTTGAATATGTCGTATATCTCATTGGCTTCTTTGACGCTTGGATCGGTGTTGAATTTAGGATCGTTCTCGTCGTATTTAAACTCGGGGATTACACCCTGCTTTTGCAGCCTCGCAAGGTCGGAAGCTACGTCTTGGGCTTCGACTGTCTCGTATTCTTTAACCGCTTCTTGTTGCTTCTGGGCGTTATATTGCTGGAATAGTTTATCGGCTCTTAATTCTTGAGCCGTTAGGTCGCGGGTGAATTGGGTTAAGGCGCTGTCGTCTTGGAACTTAAAACCGGGAGGCAACTGTCCATCAGCCTTGACAAAAACGGTCTTGTTTACTCCTCCATCAACGATTCGCGCTTGTATGTTCGGGAGTCTATCGACAACATATTTTTCGGCCGGCCCGAGGTCGACCGGTTCCCTGACTTCTTCATCTTCGTCTGGTGCTGGCGGCTCAGTTGGCGACGGTGCAGGCGGTTCTTCTTCCTTACTTGTCTCAGGTTTTTCTTCAGGCTTGGCTGGCTCATCGACTTTTTTCGGCTCCTCTTTTTCGGAAGTGTCTCCCATTAATTCGCTTAATTTATTGATTTGTGAACTTAACGGTTTAGTAGGATCAATCCCCGATTTCTTAGATTCGGGTTTTTTTTCAGAAGTAGATGCAGGGGGATCTATTGTCGCCTCAGGGGCTGTGTTTTCTGCCATATTCCTTAATTATACCACATTAGCGAGCGGTCAAATTATTGATGTCGGGTACTCCTTGTGGTTGGGCTTGGGGATTAAGGTTAGGCGGTTGGTTGGCGGTCTGTAAGGCTCCTTGAATACCGAGGGCGGGTAGCGGCGCGTTGATCGATCGAGTCGCCGGATTGCCTGGCGGCATCATTGGCGGACTAGCGGGCATTTGTTGTCCGGGCATCATAGGTGGTTGGGGGGGTTGCATAGCTCCCGGCATTGCCGGAGGCATTCCTTGAGGCTGCATCCCCGGCATAGCTCCGGGCATACCTGGCATTTGCGGAGGGGGTAGGGTGGCTTGGACTTCCGGGGGCAATGGTTCGGGAGCCGGCGGCGTGTTGCTGACTGATTCTAATAGAGTTCTCTGGGCTAGATTCTTCATCGCCGCCTGAACAAACTTCTCTACTTTGGTCTGGAGCGAGCGTTCAGCGCCGAGGAACTCGTCGGACAGCATACACTTCCTGAACTGATCGAGGTATTCAGGGGTAATATCGTCTCGCTGATCGACCGCCTGCCCAGCCATGAGCATATCGTAATCGACTATGGCGTCGCGGTCTTCATTATCATTAGACAGATCCATGGCTAGGGTCTGCGGATTAGTTTTCCATTTAACCAAGTTGTCAAAGCGCTTCTGCGGATTGTCCATGTGCATATCTTTGTAATAGTCGATTGGGGCTATGAGCTGTATTTCAGCCGCGTTCTGGGCTTTGGCTTCCTGACGAGCTTTGTCGGCCGACGGTTCAGCATAAACTCTAACCGTCATACCGGGTCGGATCTTGGAGTTGTGCATCTCTACGAAATCGAAATTTCCGTCTCCCCCGTCAGCTGTGATTTTGTGCTTCTCGGTATACCATACGGTCATCATTTGCATAAACATCCTATAAGACGCGCTCAACCCCGTATTCAAGGCTCGGACTAACTTATCCTGTCGTCCTGAGGCTTGGTTCTTAATCAGGATAGCTTCGCTAGCAGTCTTGGTTTGGTCGGTATCGTCTCCCCTAAACTGAGACGGAGTGCCTAAGATTCCGTGGATAGTATCGCGGGAGTCCTGCTTGTCGGCAATTAGCTCGGCCGAGACTAAGTGGGGTTGGATCTGCTTATATACGTCGTCCAACGTTTGCCCGGGTTTAGCCTTGACTACAACCGATTGGTTGGGGTCGCCGGTAAGGTTCTCAAGGGCGTCATCGGTCATCGCTCCGGCCAAGACTAATCTGAAGCCGTTGGCGGTAGCTAGGTTATCAAGAATCTGTCGCCCCTCTTTATTGAGAATGTCCTGCATTGGTACGGCCTGTTCGACCGAAGAAGTAATATCGACTAAGTGTTCGCCGTCGTTGAATAGATTATAAAAGACATACGGTTTGGTGTGGTTATCGAGGAAGTTCTCGCCCTCGCCTTTATACAGCCAGTTAGGGTCTTTGCGCTTGTCTAGTACCAGGTTCTGGAGATACCAACAGACGGCTTCCTGCTGTTTATATTCCTTATCGTAGTAAGTAAACCAGACTTCACGGTAGGCAACTTCTTTGCTTTGGTTAAGCGCGCCCTTCTGCCGGATGCCGTAGAGTTTCCAAATCTCGTCTTTTTTCTCGGGGAACTTGGCGATTAAGCCCTCGACTGAGTCTTTCAAGACCTCACAGACAAAGACCGGGTTACGTCCACGCCGGGTGTTTTTGTCTAATATCAAGTTGGTCGGGTTGACACTGCGGCGTATAATCTCGCCGTGCTTGCCGTAAAACGGGTCCCACTCGTACTTTTCGACTCCTATATATTGGGCTAGGAGATTATAGACCACATCCTCAATAACCTTATAGACGTCCATTTTCTGGTCGTACGCTCGCATATAAGTTTGAGTGTCGCCAGCTAAGACTCGGCTCTCGGGCTTCTTGGACTCGGGATAACATTCCACCTGGGCGATCGCGGCCGTGGCGTAAGCAATCATAGCATCTACGCCGACATACAATTCATTGTCTTTCCATGGCGTCTGATAATGATAAAGTTGGTGTTCGTTTAGTTGGTCGCCCCGGATCATGCGCAAGTTTTTTATGCGCTTATTGCGCAGGTTAAACGTCGTCGTGTCATTCCAGTAGTCTATCGAGTTCTGAATCCGATTGTGCAAGTTTTGGGTAATCATGCGATCGGGCAGATCGAGCGACAGTTTGGGTAGACTTTCCAATAGGCCTGTCCGATTGGTGATGTCGTCAACCGATGTATTAGAGAGAGGCGGTGAATAGAGATTAGGTTGGATAGCAATACTCCTTTAGGTTTATTCTACCACTATTGGTAATAAAATGACCATGTTGTCTTGCATGAATGGCAACGTAATTCGACCCAGCCCATGCCTTTAGGGATTTGAGCCGGAGCATAGGGCTCGCCGAACCATACCACGATGATCCCTCTATTCTGCTTAAATAATTGCGTCCGGCATACCATACAATAGAAGGGTATTTTATCGGGTAAGTTCTCTTCGGAGAATATGATATTGATCTTCATCGGTATTTCCAGTCATCGGGCGACTGTGCGCCTTGGCGGACTATCTTCTCGATGTCTAGTCCGACTCCGCTTATCGTACCATCCGCATTGCCTACATACGGTGTGTAGTTAGGCTCGCCTGGTTGTTTTTGATAAACAATATTCCTAACCTGTTTAGCTTGGGGCAGTTCAGTCTGGTATAGTTGCCAAGCGATCGCTAAGGACATAACCAGATCGTCGTGGGCTCCGACTTCGGCCTGGGCTTTCCATGCGCTAGACGTTCTAACTACTACGAAACTGAACATCTCATTTAGTGTCGGATGATCGTAGATCGTAATTTTGTTCTTGTCAACACCGTCTTTCAATTCGGCTAGCATAGCCGGGCGAGTAGCAGTATTGGTGTCCCAGCCAAGTTTAGGGCTCTCTAACATACCGCCCGTGGTGGCCATATTACTGCGGGCCTGATAGATAATATAGTTGCCGTTCTTATTCAACTGGGCTAGGCGTTCGATTTCAAACACCCCGCCGTTGTTTCGTTCATAGGCTATGACTGGGGGCTCGCCGGTAACGCTAAAGATAGTTTCCAATGCGACGTGCAATTGAGGGGTCATATCGCTGGCTAATTGCTGTTCGTGATAGACCAAAGGCACGTCAAGTCTAGTTTTAGACAGAAACTGAGCGGCACAGAAGTCCCCGCCGCCGGCTGCCGTATCGACTCCGACAACTATAAATTCGCCCGTCTCAAATGGTCTGTAACGACGCCACATTTTCCCTTCTTTCAATGAATTGTAAATAGCGTCCAAGGGCTGTCTTATCGAAGAACATATCGCCGGACGTAATGAAAGCTTCCTGTGGATCGCTCGGGTATTCCTGGGGGATCATAGACTTATCGCTAAAACCTTGTTTAATGGTCTCAAACTCCGCTTCGGTATAGAAATCGCGCCATGAAAAGAACCTGGGCTTATGCGAGATTTGTTTTAGCTCCGCCTGTGTCCAAGCCGTCTTAAAATGATTAAAACCATTAGCTGTCGATTCTCTGAAGATCAAGCCCGATCCAACCGCTAGCATGCTCTGTGTCCCCTCGACTATTTCTGAGGCCGAGATAATCCCGGTGTCGGGGAAGTGGGCGTCTTCCGTGAATAGTACGCCTTGCACGGTACCTCCGCGCTCGCCGGTCTTAGTGTTAGCCGTACCGACATAAAAGCTCGCCCCGTTATGTTTAAGCACCATTTCCGAGCCCTCGCGGTAAGAGCTGAATATCTGGCGCAGAAAATTGTCGTCAGTAATAGCTTCTTGGGGAAAACCAGCCTGTTTAGCCATGTAGGATGTTATATATGTCCTGTGCCGTCTAAAGTGTTGCAGGGTGGCGTCGTCCTTGTATGATATCTCTAAATACCGCCCCGGGTCTGGCCCTAATATCTCTAGGGTCGCAAAGATAGCCAAAATTAGACTGGTGAAACCCTCTTTTCTAGCCTTGAGTATAATTTCCCGAGCGCCGGTAAAGTTCATATTCTCGCTATAATCATTACATAATTGATCGTAGTATTTGTTCTGAACGGGGCGCAATATGAAAGGGACTAGTTTGCCGGTGACCGCGTCGTCTATTAGGAAGTTGTCTTGTATGAAACTCCGGATTTTCATTTATATAGATCCCGAGAAATATTAACGAAATTAAAATTGAAACTAGAGGCTTCTTTACCAAAGCCCTTTAATCGTAATCCGGTTTCCAGGTATTTGTGTCTGGTCGGATGATCGGGTTGGATATCCACGAACGACTCGTCGGACTTCATACCCATTACAACGGCCTTAGTAGCTTCTAAGCCCTCGTTTAGGACCCTAGCGAGTTTCTCGTCGGTTGCCCCAACCTTATCCATTAATTGAATAAAACCCTCCGAACGAGTGACTTGCGTAGGCTTTATCGCAGTGGCTTTTGAATAGCCGGCATTCAGTAAAACAGTGCCTAAAGGGTCGGGGTGGTCTTTTCTACTGTTCTCTACTAGCAATTCTCCGGCTTTTCTTTGTTTGGGGGTGGGTTGTCTGGATTGCGGCTTACGCTGTCTCATGCCTTAATTATAGCATCAGGACAGCGGCAGTAGATTTTAAGTTTAGATCCTGGTTTTATCCTTTTATGGCACACCCTACACAAATATTCGATAGTCATACCATTTATTATAATACACAATT